GGTGGTGAAAGGTGAAGCCACCGAGCCGATCGAGGCACCGGTCTGGGTCCCGCCAAGTGCGGTGACTGCAACCTGCTTTCCGTTCGAGTCGGGAGCCGTATCCACAACATGTGTATACGTGGGAGAAGTAAAGCCTGTCTGGGCCGCCCCAGTAACAGGTGAAGTGATTGAAACTGTCAAAATTAACTCCTTCGAGTTAACAAGGATTGGTTAATAAGGACGCATACTCCGCTGCAGGCTTAAAGCACTTGCAACGTTAGCTAGCCTAGTCGGTGAAGTGATCTTACTTAAATCAAGCCGAAAAGAAGGCATGATAGTTTGATCAGGACGACGATTTAGGCTAAAAGTACGCGCGTAAAGAGCATCAGGGAAACCGGAAATGCTCAACCGATCCTGCACGGCAACCCCGCTAGCCCATAAAAGGCTATAAGGGACAACCTTCCTCGTCGCATTAGCTACGGTCGTTTGACTGTGCCAAGCGAGTGAGGAATGCGGGAAAGATAAAGCGGCAATCACATCCCCAACATTGGAGAAGTAATCGATCAACCAAGACCAAGGGAGCAACTCCCAAAGCGTCGGCACGAAATTTGAGGGATTAAAACCCCACAAATCCGCGTCGAAGCCCCGAACCTTGCTATTCTCGATCTTCACGGCTCCAGTGATTTTGCATCCATACTTATGGATGTCATAACCATTGTGGACAAGGTTAAACCATGCCCCTATCGTCGTGCCAAGGAAAAACTGATTCGAAACAAATTCGAAGTTCCCACTAGCTGAGACAGGCTCGAGAGCCTGGCGAAACTTGTTGAGGTTCTCCGACAATGATTCGGCAGCTGCCTTAGCATCGGCAATTAAGGGGCGCAAGTGAAACTGAGTCTCAAGCCATGTCTCTTGGGCGACCCGTTTTGCCTGCCTATTCCGTCTTTCGACGGCTTTGGTATACAAAACACGGTTTTTAAAGGAGTTTGGTTTAAATATAGCGTAGCGCCTATCTCTTAGGACGCTCATATGCCT